GTTGGTGCCATCTTTGATGTAATTCTGGTTAAAGATATATGAAATCATTTAATGACCATTGTAGTTGCGGTTCGGAATCCGATCTGGTAGAGAATAACATCTATCGGGTTGGTTCTGAGAAGTATTTCCAGTATTGGAGAGACTTGCGTGAACAGTACAACAGTGGTGAACTTGAAATCAAACCAAGTGAGATTGACATCATGGAGTCAAACCTTGGTGAGTTCGCACAGTTCAATGGTGACAATGTTGCACTGGATTGTATCTTTGAAGAAGAGAAACAACCAGAACTGAACAAACCAAAGAAGGGTGGTTCCAAGAAGTACTATGTGTATGTCAAAGACCCCTCATCTGGTAATATCAAGAAGATTTCTTGGGGTGATACGACTGGACTCAAAGTCAAGTTGAATGACCCTGCCGCACGTAAATCATTTGTCGCACGTCATAAGTGTGAGACAAAGAACGATAAGATGACTGCGGGATACTGGGCATGTAGATTGCCTCGGTATGCAAAACAATTAGGACTCTCTGGTGGTGGAAGTTTCTTTTGGTAAACTACCTTAATGTACCATACACAGAGTTGAAATGTAGTAATGGTAAAATACGAGTGTTCAGAGAGTCTGTCCGAGAGGAAGACTTGGTCTGGCACAGAGATAAGAATGATCGTAGTGTTCATGTACTAGAAGGACATGGATGGCAACTCCAAAGAGACAATGCCCTACCACTTGATCTTTTGGAAGGACACAGTTATAGTATTGATAAGATGGAGTTTCACCGTATAATAAAAGGTGAAGGTGATTTGGTTATTAGAATATATGAAACTGCTTAATGTATTATATCGTGGTGGAGCGGGTGGTGAATTCTTTGGTGGTCTGTTAACAGAACATCCTAGTATTGCTACCAAAGGTCTAAGGTATAACACCGAAACCGAAAGGTGGTTTTTGGAGAGGGAAGATTACCAGTCACACGAACCAGAAGTGACTAGGACGAATCCTAGAGACGTACAGAAACCAATATGGAATAACAGTCTCTGGAATGTAAGGTTAGACCACGGATATGGGTTTCCCATAAATCCAGACTTCTGGAGAGACTATCTCTGGAATGATAACAACGAGACAAAGACCATATTGTTTTTGTCCGAGACTAGAGAGAGTCTTGATTATACTCAGACTCTTGCTAAGAAGAAACTGATCAAGACATCTGATCACCAGTCCGGTCAAGATATGATAGATGATGGACTGCTTGATGTTGAACAGTTTTGGAATAGACCTTGGGAATCTCAAGTGCATTACTTTGATATGTTCATGGATATGATACCAGATGATCAAAGTGTACATATAGTAGACCCGTATGATCTGTTGTTTAAAGACAGTGACAGTACGGCAACAGAATTAAATAAGATAACCGAGTACCTTGGGATACACTACCCGATTAATTGGTTAAATAAAATTAGTTCGTATAGAACTAAGAATAATAATCTTATAAATAGAACTATAACTTAATTTAATGGGAACACCTGTAATGGCAACTGAAACACACGCAGTCAAACTTGCGAGGATAGAGGCAGACTCTACCGCGAGATTTGATCGTATTGAAAACAAGATTGACAAACTTGCAGAGGCATTAGTTGCACTTGCTCGTGTAGAAGAGAAAATGTTAGCAGTGGAAAAAAATAACATGAATCAATTTGAGAGGATGAACAGGTTCTCTCAGAAGTTAGATGAGATAGAAAAGAAAGTGGATGATAATGCCCATACTGTTGCAATTATCAACAAAGTTGTATACCTCATTAGTGCCGCAATAATTGCGGGACTAGTCAAATATATGTGGATGTAGGAGAAGACACCATGCAAAGAAAAGATATGAAATCATTAATGGATGCCTACAACCAAGTCATCCTCGGTGAGTCGTTAGAAATTGACGAAGCAAGACAAATGAAAGACCCCAAGAAGGACTCTATGGTTCAGAAAGGTGGTAAGACGATTGTTATTGATAAGTCAAAAGAGAAAGAGTACCTCAAGAAAGGTTGGACTCTCGCAGAGAAGAAGACACTTGACCCTGTTGATGATAAAGCAAACGATAAGAAATTCAAAGATCGTAAAGACAAAGACATTGACAACGATGGCGATGTAGATAGTTCTGACGAGTATCTGCACAAGAAACGTGCCGCAACTGACGATGCGATTGATGGTGGTAAGAAACCTGCTAAGAAAGATGAAGACGAAGGTGATGACGAAGAAGAGAAGGAAGCACCTAAAGTCACAGGTAAGAAAGATGACAAGAAGAAAGTTGCATCTAATGCCAAGACTGCTGAAATCTCTAAGATTGGTGAAGACCTTGATCTGACTGATGCGACTACTGACCTACTCAAGATGTGGGAATCTGCCGCAAAGAAAAGTGTTAAAGGTGCTACCGATACTGGTGAAGAGATTGATTCTAAAGACTCTCCGAAGTCCAAAGAATTCACTGCCGCTCACAAGAAGTCTGACAAGAAGATTGAAGACAACGAAGAAGATGGTCACGATAAGACTTTCAAGGCACAGGGTGGAACTAAACCTAATTCTGGTAAACGTCCACAGGACAATGCCACTGGTGACACTAAGGTTGTAAAGTCTACCGAAGTCAAGGAAGAGACTACACAGGACATCATCGCACAGGCACAGGACATCATCAATGGTAAGACTATGTCTGAGATTACAGAACTCGGTCAGAAAGAAAAGAACCCACATGACGCACGTACTAAAGACGCAAGGGCATTCTTAGAACGCATGGCAAAGAGACGGGGATATAAATGAACTTAATAGTTTTACAAGGAACTGAGGCGGCATGTGGTACAGATACAGGTGCCGCATCTAATTTTGGTAGTGCATCCGCAGTGCGATTAATTAATACTGGTACTGCGGTTCACTTAGTAACTTTGGAGCAAGCAGGAGGTACTGATATTGGTACCTGTACTATTGCTCCCAAAGAAGTAGTTGTTTTGAAGAAAGCACCTACGGATAAAATATTCGCTGCAAATGCCGCAGTACTTGGTGTAGCAGTCGGATTCTCACATTAATAAAAGGTAAATATTATGGCAATTAAAGCACCCGCATGGTGTGAAAACGCAGTTCCAACCGCACTTGGTTGGGAAGACCCACAGACTGGTGAAGTATACAAGTCTGGTGGATTCACTCCAGAACAGATCGCAGAGTTTCACGGTGTAACCGCACCACAGAAAGCACCAGAAGTACTGGTAGAAGTTCCGGTCAATGACTTTACAAAGACTCCAACTATGTTAACTGAAGCACCTGTTGGTGGTAAGTCTCTAGAAGAGATGACTAAGATTGAACTAGAAGCACTTGGACGTACTCACGGTATTGAATTAGACCGTAGAAAGTCTAAAACAGACTTGATAGATGAAGTAAAAGAAGTACTTTAAAAAAACACTAAGTAGAGGGGTATACTTAAATACCCCTTTTACTTGGATTATATAATGCAACTGACCAAAGATAACCTCACGTTATATGCCGCTCAACACTACGTCAATCCAATGTGTATTGATAGTGAAGAGTTCCACGAAGACCTCAAGAAATTCAAGTACGTAAAACGACTACTCAATCGGTATAGAGATACTGGTGTATTGTCTGAACGTCTCATTCTCAATCACCTCATAGTAATATTCAATGTGTTCGGATATGAAGCAGGATTAGACATCCTTGAACTAAAGATAGAAATTGAGCAATGGGGGGCACTCAAACCTTTTCTAATATTCCTCAATGCTATCCAGAACACCGAATATACTAATATTGAAATGGATAAAGTTGTTATTGAGGCACTGCGTAAAATACAAAAGGTATAAATATAATTATGGGATTATTAAAAACAGCGGCAGACCTCGTATACACGATTCGTTTCTTGAAATTGTTAGTGACTCCGGTGGAGGATACTGATGCATTCAAGGCAGGGATTGTTGACGAGAACGGAAAGAAACGGAAGGAATTCAATACAAACAGTATGGATGACCGTGATGCATATCGCAGTCACTATACTCCCTTCCATCGTCTTGTATTCAACCTCAAGAAGATCATGGCAAAAGCGCCAGGCGGTTCTTCGGTTATCGCAAGGTATGGTGCCGCACTCGCACTAATCAAAGAGCATGGTGATCTGTCTGATAAGAATCTAGATAAGATACACGAAGCAAGTGGTATTGATATTCTGGATTGTCTTGCCGAGGATTCTCAGTGGTTTGTTGTAGAGGATAAAGAACTATCTCACGGCATCTATCGTATCAAACACGATACCGTTACCGCAACACAATGTGAAGACCTTGTGAAGAGGGATGACAAGGTACGAGTATGTCTAGGTCACCAAGAACCTATTATGGAAGTACTGGGTATTGACATCTATAAAGGGATACATCTAAACTCTAATCAGTGGGTGTATTTCACTACAGGGGAGATTACCCGATGAGAAAGGGTTTCAAAGATTACTACGAGGAGATGACAAGTATTGGTTCTGTGGCAGGTCTTACAGGTCCTCCTCCTGTTCATCTAAAAAAGAAGAAGAAGGAAAAACCAGAAGTAATAAAGCGAGGTAAATAATGTTAAGTGGATTATTAGGTAGTGTGTTAGGATTCGGGGGTTCTGTTGTACCCGCAATCACCGATCACTTTAAAACAAAATCAAACAACAAGTTTGAACTCCAGAAGATGGAGAAGATGGCAGAACTCCGTGCGAAGGGTTATGACCATGAAATCAAAATGTATGAACAGATGGGTTCTGACAAAGAACATGATCGTCTGATTCAACACGACATCTCAATCAACCAAGGCACTGGTATCATTGCGGGACTACAGAAGTCAGTTCGTCCTGTAATCACATACTGTTTCTTTGGTCTCTTTGTTGCTATAGAGGTTACACTTCTAAGGGAAGCACTGAACAGTGGTGTTCCTCTCGCAGAATCACTAGGTCTATTATGGGACGATGACACCAAGGCAATCTTTGCCGCAATCATCTCATTCTGGTTTGGTTCTCGTGCGATAGACAAGCAACGCAACTCAAAATAAATTAAAAATCTCTTGACTTATACCCCTTAATTGGGGTATAATTGTCTCATTGAAGAAACGAAAGGGTATATATAATACTACCCTCAGAAAAAATATACCTATGGAAAAGAGAAAATATGACCCTCAAGATTGATAAGAAGAAAGACTCCCTACTCGCAGAATACGCAGTAGGAATGTTAAAAGATTTCTACCTAAATGATTATGAAAAAAGTCCCCAAGAGGGTTTCGCAAGAGCAAGTAAAGCATGGAGTAAATACCGTGATGAGATGGACGAAGAGTTAGCACAAAGACTCTACGACTATGTCTCTAACAAGTGGTTCATGTTTGCGTCACCCGTACTATCCAACGCACCCAATGGTCACGATGCCAAGAACAAAGGAATGCCGATCTCGTGCTTCCTTACCTATGTACCAGATACCCTAGAAGGATTGATCGGTCACTCATCCGAGTTGAGATGGTTGTCTGTAATGGGTGGTGGTGTAGGTGGTCACTGGTCTGACGTAAGAACTGTATCTGACATTGCGCCAGGTCCAATGCCGTTTCTACATACCGTTGATGCAGACATGATCGCATACCGACAGGGTAAGACTCGTAAGGGTTCCTATGCGGCATACATGGATGTGAGTCATCCAGACATCATTGAGTTTCTGAATATGCGTGTACCTACTGGTGATGTTCAACGTAAGGCATTGAACCTACACAACGCAATCAATATCTCGGATGAGTTTATGGAGTGTGTCACCAACGGTACTGAGTTTGATCTGCGAGACCCTAAAGACGATTCTGTCAAAGAAACTGTCAATGCTCGTAAACTATGGGAACGTATCCTAGAGACACGATTCCGTACTGGTGAACCTTATTTAAACTTCATTGATACTGCAAATGCGGCATTACCACAATCACTACAAGATAAAGGATTAAAGATTCATGGTTCAAATCTATGTAACGAGATTCATCTTCCCACAGATGCAGAACGCACTGCCGTTTGTTGTCTATCTTCTCTCAATCTAGAATACTATGACGAGTGGAAAGATACGAATATTGTTCGTGATATTATCAGGATGTTGGATAACGTCTTGCAGTACTTCATTGACAACGCACCCGACACAATCTCACGTGCCAAGTATTCTGCACAACGAGAGAGAAGTATCGGACTTGGTGCAATGGGATTCCACTCACTACTACAGAAACATGGGGTGGCGTGGGAATCCGAATCCGCACGAGAGATCAACAAAGTCGTGTTCAATCATATACAAAAAGAAGCAATTGCCGAGACCACCTTATTGGCAACCGAACGTGGAGAATACCCAGACGGTGAAGGAAGTGGTAGAAGAAATTCTCATCTCCTTGCGATTGCTCCTAATGCATCAAGTGGTGTTATCCTGTCAACCTCCCCCTCAATAGAACCATTGAAGGCAAATGCATATACACATCGTACTCGTGCAGGTTCATTCCTTGTGAAGAATAAATACCTTGACCAGTTGCTGACTGATAAGGGTGAGAACAACGAGTCCAACTGGACATCAATTATTACCAACAAAGGTTCGGTACAACATCTACCATTCTTTACTGAGGGTGAGAAGGCGATCTTCAAGACTGCCGCAGAGTTGGATATGAACTGGGTAGTGACCCATGCGGCAGAGAGACAACCATATATCTGTCAGGGTCAATCTGTAAACTTGTTCTTCCCCTCTGGAGCAGACAAGTCGTATGTAAATAAGGTGCATCTGAAAGCATGGAAAGAAGGACTGAAAGGTCTGTATTACCTACGCACCGAAGCAAAACAAAGAGCAGAGAATGTATCTGAGAAGGTAGAACGTGTCGCACTTGCGGGTGATATGCGTAGTATAGTCTATAGTAAGGCAGACTGTCCTTTCTGTTCAATGGCAATGGAAGAACTGAAGTTGAGAGGAATACCATTTGATAAGGTTGACCTCAAAGAAATTGGTAAGACTGCTAAAGAAGTAACAGGACGAGATGTTAAGACAGTTCCCCAAATCTATATTGAAGGTGAGTATGTAGGTGGGTATGAAGACTTAATGGAATATTTAAACAAACCAATAGAAGCAAGTGAAGACGATGAATGTCGTTCTTGCGAAGGATAAGGAAAAACATGGCACTATTAGAATTTAGCAAAACATACAAACCTTTTAAATTTCCGTGGGCAGTAGAACTGACTAAGAAACACGAAGAGGTTCATTGGGTGGAGGATGAAGCAGAATTGTCCGAAGATATCCAAGACTGGAGAACCAAACTGTCTGATGAAGAGAAGGAGTTCATCACACAGGTACTACGTCTGTTCACACAGAGTGACGTACAGGTAGGAGAGAACTACCACGAACTGTTGATTCCTAAGTTTAAGAACAACGAGATTCGTAATATGTTATCATCCTTTGCAAACCGTGAAGGTGTACATCAACGTGCCTATGCATTGTTGAACGATACACTAGGTCTACCAGATGAGGAACACCACGCATTCCTTGAATACAAGGAGATGGCAGATAAGATTGACTTTATGAAAGAGGGTGATATTCACTCTCACACTGGTCTTGCCCTTGTACTGGCACAGTCTGTATTCAACGAGGGTATGTCTCTGTTCGCATCATTTGTGATGCTGTTGAACTTCCAACGTTTCGGTAAGATGAAGGGCATGGGTACAATTGTAGAATGGTCTATCCGTGATGAGACTATCCATGTACAGGGTAATGCCAAATTGTTCCGTGAGTTCTGTGAAGAACATCCTCGTATTGTGAACGATGAGTTGAAGTCTAAAATCTACGAGATGGCAAAGAATGCTGTCAAGTTAGAAGACCGATTCATTAAACTTGCATATAAGTCTGGTACTATTGAAGGATTGACAGAAGAAGATGTCAAACAATACATCCGTCACATTGCAGACCGTAGACTGTTGCAACTTGGTATGAAACCAAAGTTTGGTGTAAAGGACAATCCACTACCGTGGTTGGACTGGGTACTGAACGGTGCATCACACGATAACTTCTTTGAGAAACGTGTCACCGAGTATTCCGTAAATGGAATGGAAGGCGAATGGGGTTGGGACGAAGAACCCGAAGTATGTGGACTGGACGGACAAGGATGTGCCGCCTAGTGGAAGAAGATGAAACCTACACTTTGGAATGTCATCTCTGTGAGACAGAGACCGAAGTGCTCGTGAAGGATTGCGAGGAGGAACCCCAATACTGTCCTATGTGTGGGGTGGCAATTAACTAACACATATATACCCTTATGTGGATATATGAAGACAAAGAGTTTGAACCAGAAGACGAGTTCTTGGAGGAATACCAAGGATTCGTCTACTGCTTGACAGAGTTAAGCACTGGCAAAAAGTATATTGGTAAGAAGTTCTTCTGGAAACCCAAGATACTTCCCGTTACGAAAACAAGAAAAAGACGTAAACGTACACGAGTCCAATCGGACTGGCGTGACTACTATGGTTCGTCCGAAAAGGTAAAAACCCTCGTAGAAGGGGGTCAGGACTTCCAGAGAACCGTTCTAAGACTATGTAGAACAAAAGGTGAGTGTTCATACTACGAAGCAAAACTACAGTTCCAATATGACGTTCTACTCAAGGATGAATACTACAACGAGTTTATAGGTTGTAAAATTCACTCAAAGCACATTAAGAAATGAAGGTTGCTGTTCTAGTCAACGGAAACTTCCATCCGTATCTTAGACGAGAGACCCTATCCGAGAACCTTGTTAGTATACAAAAGGTATTCTCTGGTTGTGATATGTTTTATCAGACATGGGATGACGAAGAAGACCGACACATATTTAAGGACATCAAAGATATTGATCTCAAGTATGTTTCCAAACCCGATCCGATAAACTATGATCCATACCTTAAAGCATATGATAATATTCACCCAAGATACTTTAATGGATTAACACGTGTAACTGCACCCAATGCCACAGAACTAAGGTCACGAGGTTGTTTCCAACATATATCATTATCAAAACAATACGACTCTATTCCGAAAGGATATGACTTTTATGTAAGAGTCAGATGGGACGCATACTTCAACGAGAGTTTCCCTCTCAAAGATATATTGACTCTTGCTGAAGATCATGTTATAGGCATTGCCTCTATACCTAATCACCCTAGTATCATAAAACAGAATCAGTCTTTTACAAAACAAATAGAGAAGGATCACTACCTTACCTTGAGAGCAAGGAGGAAGACACTGAGAGATCATGTTGACCGAGGAACATACTGTATAATAAATGAGACTGGTTCCCAAAATGATTACCCTTATTGCAGATGGGGACACTACTTAAAAGATTTTGTTATAATATTCAAAGAAGAAGATATGGAAGGGTTTGATATAGAGGAGTCCTACCGAACAAAGCAACTGTACGGAGCAGAGTTTGGTTGGCACCAAATACTCTGTCGTAAAAGATCACACATAAATATTGACGGTCTGGTATCAATATACAGGAATATAGACACTAGTGTAAGAACGTTTAACAAATTAAAAGTAGGAAAATTGATATGAAATTAGATAGAACATTGATAAACAAAGGGATAGGGTACATAGGATTCGGGTTAGACCAACCTCTGAACTATGAGGACTTGTGTGTTAGAATCAATAGAGTAAAACATGCATTACTGGAAAAGGGTATAGAGAAGGATGGGTTTGTTGTTATCAATAACCTGTCCCCCAATCCCGATACTATTGCAATACTCTTTGCTGTTGCAGAGTTGGGATGTCACACACAGTTTATGCCCGATGAAGTTTGGGGTCATGTTGACAGTGATGGTCATACCGATGGTTTCTTAGACCCATCAGACTATAGCAACGAGTATGGTCCCGAATCAACTAGACCAGAGTTCCGATGTTCTGATATGTTAACACCAATAGCACAGGGGTTTCTCAAAGGGGATGCCTTTGGTGGTGTCGGAAATAAATATCATTATGCAGCGGGTTCGTTTGGTAGAGAGGTCATATTAACAAACTACTCAGAATTTGAGACTTATCCTGATCACAACATAGACCCACCTTGGGAAGTAACCGAAGACAGTCTATTTCTTCTCCAAGGCACTAGTGGTCAACTGAACTATGTGACCCAGAAACAGATTGTTGATAAGGCACGTGACTGTATTGACATCTTTGGTTATACCGGAAAGAAAGTTGCTATTACCAAGAGTCAACACCACCGAAACTCTTTTGAGTTGTGTATTCTCCCTGCCCTGATGTCTGCTCGTAGAATTTTTGAGATACCTATGACAGATTCGTATCTTGACACCAATGAAGGAATCAAGATGCTCACTGACAGACTGAGACGTACTGGCACCTTGTTGATGAAGAGAAATGGTGTTGATCTGGTGTGGGGGGTGGAACGTGGTCAACAGACAGAATCCTTGACCTATCTTGATTATCAAGGCAACGACTACATGGACATAACTTCTAGACCAGTGCGTATAAATCCGAACCATGAAGGACACATAAGTCCTACTAACAAAACACGGGAAGTGTTTAGTTCTATACTTCAACTCACTGGAGCAGAATCCGTGTTTGAGATTGGGTTTAACCAAGGGCACTCGTCACGACTATTTCTTGAGTTGGGTGCCAAGGTGCACTCCGTAGACATTGGATACTATCAGTCAACCAAGAATAAAATGAAAGAGGTTGCCGAAGAGTGGGCGATGTTCACTTATGAATTACGAGATAGTAAAACATTGTTTCCGAGTGACTATGATAATATTGACATGGTCTTTATAGATGGTGACCATAGTGTAGAAGGGGTTGTCAATGACATAAACTTTGCGAATGACATGAAAGTTCCATACATTCTGGTGGACGATTATCATCCTAAATGGTTCTCACATATTATTAATTTAGTGGACAGTGTGGATACCTACAAGATTGTGGCATCATATGGGTATGACGCACAAGAAAGAGGTGGCACCGACATCATTCCGAACACAATGGTACTGTTGAAAAGATGCTAAAGAACGAGTATCAACTTCTGAAGGGAGTGGTACCGACCGAACTCACTGATATGATTTATGACGAGGGGTTGAGACTAAGACGGGACTGGACTCGTTATTCTGATTGGCAGGGAATATCGTGTGCGGGAAGGTTCTCCGAGAACCTCCTAGAGTTCTATCGTGAGTTTATGCCTACTATAGCACGACAGTTTTTTGACAACGATATGTACTACTTCAACGATCAGATAGTAATGAAAATCCCCCATGATGACTTGTCGTTCGCACCTCATTATGATAACTACTATGGCACTAATCGTGACGGAAAATTTCAGACTGTAAACCTGAGTGTGGTCTTGAACGACTTCACCCATGAGAGTGGAGGGTTTGAGGTACTGGTGAATGATAAGTGGATAGACCTTACAAAGCAATTGAAACGTGGAGATGTTCTTGCTATTGAAGGTAACACAGTACACAGATCACACCAGAATAAAAGTTCTGAACCGAGGGGACTCTATGCCTGTGTGTTCACCGAGAAACCAATGGGAATGAAAGATTTCTACGAAGATAAAGTAAATGATTAATCGCGAAATAATTGGTGGCAAACTAGGTATCATCTATGATGACCACAGTAGGGAAGAGATAGACCTAGCAATAGACCGAGTAAAAACTCTGTTGAGTAATGCAGGTGTTAGAAAGGGTGATCTAGTTACAATCGCTATTATCATAGTTGACATTACTCATATTGCTTCTATCTTTGCCTGTGCTGAGTTAGGACTGAGAATCTTTATCTTAGATAGTCCTGCAACCAAAGAATCGTTACCCTTCACCAAACTTGCTCTACATGGTCCGTCCGACTACTATCTCTACAGTACGAACGAAGACACCACTGAAATCTACAATGGTCTCCATGACGAGATGTTAGGACGATATGGTGGTCTTGGTATTGACGCAACAGCAGAACCAGATTACATAAACTTTCCGACTGTGGAAGTGTTACCAACAGACCCATTCTTGGTAAGTTCTACATCTGGAACCACAGGTGCCAGTAGACCAATCACTTTCTCACACCAAGAAGTCTATGACATATCCAAACGTAATATTGATGTGTTTTGGTTTGGTGAGGACGCAAAGGTTATCCACTCTAGAAATTTGCATCACGCATCCGCGATATTGACCCACCTGTTTCCTGCACTGATGAATGCGTACTCTCACAGTTCGTTTGCGATTGGTCACGACCTGAGTCATGCAGAAGATGTTGATTTGATGATAGGTCTAAAAGATTTGCAATGGGTTCCACCATCTAACATAATGATACCCAACAAGGAAGAACTCTATGATTTCCTAGAGACATTTGGGGGTGCATTCAAGAGAACTGTCAATATCAATATGTGTGGATTCGTACTGGATGAGGAGTTTGTTGACCTTGCGAGAGAATACAATGTTTGTTTTCAGTCACATTACGGTAGTATTGATACCGCTATCCCGTTATTAATAAACCGTGTAGACAAGGACTCAATCGTTATTCCTAACTCACTAGGGGTACTATGTGATGACTTTTACAACACAACCCTTGAGAATGGACGTATGAAGGTAGAACACCCCTTCTGGGACGCACCAAGGTATATGGACGATCATATAGAGATGGTGGACAATCAATACATTCTAATGAGTTCCCGTGGTGTGGATATTGACCTACCAGATGGATTTGACATATCCCCCTTCTTTCAAGACACCAAGGTCAATTACGAGCAGTTGAGGGGTCATTTGAAAATAATTGAAAAAAACCCTTGACAGGACTTGTTCCAGATGCTATAATACCCTTGTATTGATAATGAGAAAAGAGAGAAAAATATGAGTTTAAATGTTGCTGAGTCACCTGAGATCGTTATGTTCATGTCCTATGTTGAGAGTTTCTATGGGGAAGACGGCATCTATGCCAAGACTGACTTTGCTACCAACCAACAGATTTTTGATGCCACTGTGAAGTATCTGACTACACTGACCGAAGAAATTACTTGGGGAGGTGGTGATAGTCTTGACCGTGAACGAGTTGGTTACATCCTTGAGAATGAAATG